TGAAGCTTACCCTTGTGGAATTTCTTCATCACCTCTTTGGCGGGCATGAATCACCTACTTGTACATTGCAACGATCCCCGTAACATTCGTCGCCGCGGCTACCTTGGCAGGCGAAACAGCCAGTACATAAGTCCCGGCGGCACCAAACGTGAATACAGTCGTAACGCCGTTCTGATCGACCAGATCGAGATGCTGCGCTGCCGTCGCGCTGAAAAACAGAGAATCAATCGCCTTCGTATTGTTCGCCGGGCCATAAGTCGTCGTATCGCTTGGCGTGACTGCAGCAAAGAACGAATGCGACTCCTCGCGCGAAAGATTGCCCGACTGGTTCATTTAAGCACCCCACGAAATGACGAGTTGAATATTCGGAAGATGAAAGACACCGTGCTGCAGCACACCGATCGTCGCGCCAATCCAGGCCGACGACCACGAAGCGAGTGCCCAGTTCAACATCTTACCCTCTCTGCCTCAAAGCCGGCGGCTGGCCCGCCGCAGGACCGATCTGGTCCCTGTGTATCATGCCCGGCGGGCCCTGCCCATTTCCCCGCGGTCCACGCACCTGCGCGCCGGCACGTCCACCGGGGAGCTGTGAGCCGCCTTGCTGCTGCCCGCCGCCCATCATCTGCTGCATAGCTTGCTGGAGCGCAAGCATCTTCTTCATCTGCATCTGCGCCATGTGGCGCTCAATGTGGCGCTGAATATTGCCGGTCGGATCGTTCCCGCCGTTCTGCTGCATCATCTCCACATGCGCCTTGAGATGCTCCTGGTCCTGATCCTTCGGATGAATAGCCAGCTCGATCCCTTCAGCCAGCCACTCATTTTCGAGCTGAGGTTCAAGCGTCATCTGCTTGGCCTCATCGACAAAGACGAGCGGCGCCAGCCGCGGGCCGAACAAACCCTCCATCATGTTAATAATCACCGGCACGAGGTTGAGCTTGTAGCCCTGATACATCTGCGGAGGAAGCTTCGTCACCATCCCAATTCCGGAAATCTGCTGCTGCAGCTGCATCTGATTGCGCGCCTGCTCAACGCCGAACCAGCGATAGGCGTACTTCTTTTCCATCTGGATTGGCGGAATCCAATCCATCTTGGCCTTGAGACCCATCTCGCCGAACTGCCTTACGAGGAGTTTGTCCTTGCGATGCTGATGATCAAGCTCGATAAACATCTGCACCATAGGAGTGAGAATACCCTCCTCGATCACTGTCACTGCGTCAGCGGTAGTGAGTATGTCCACCTGCTGCTCACGCGCCACATCCGCTTGAGACGGCTTGGACTTCTGGCTGGAGCTTTGGGTAATCGCAGCGGGGCTGACCGAAAGCGTCTGCATGATCTGCGCCTTGCAAGACGCCACAATCTCGAATCCACTTTTCCAAATGTCCGGGAATTTGGCGAACTGGGTAGACTGCGGATCGGTCTCCCAAACCGCCGCGAGGGAGAGGACCATCGAACCAATGCGGGGGTTTCTGTTCGGGTCAGTCATCACGATCGGCATCATCGAATACATCGAAGAGTCGGCGGCTTCGTTTATGATATCATTTGCATAGTACTGAGTCTGCTCACAGGGCTGAACCTGAGATTTGCCCTTGGCTGAGCCTTGCACCTTCTCAACGGGCACCGACAGCAGAGGTACTTTGTCAGACCAGTTCGGGTTACGCTTACATGACAGAACGATCTTCTCGGACCCGAAGAAGACACGACAAATACGTCGCTCGTCATCACCGTCCACAGATGGGATTGTGAGCTCAGTCCAAGTCTCATAAACAAGCGCATATTTCAAGTCACCCGTGGTCTTGATCCCCGCAGCGTCCGCCACCACCTTGCCCTTATCGGTGCGCGTCGCCGACTTCTCGGCCATCATGGCATCAAGCAGCTGCTTGCCTGCATCTTTCGTGATCTCCTCATCCTTGATCATCTGCTTGATCTTGGCCTTCGACCACCGCCGCATGATCGTCGCCGACCCACCGTGAGCGATCGCCTCATCGACCGTCTCCGCGGTCGCGGGAAGAAGCAGGACGTCGGAATCGGCGAGCACCTCGACATGCGGCCGCCCCTCGCTCAGGGTCTCCTTGGCAATGTCGACAGGCTCCTGAGCTCCAGTCGAAGGATCAGGACCCACGCCCATGCTTCGACCAAAGCTCAGCATCTGCGGCTTTCGCCACACCACGTGACGCTTGCGATTTACCCAGCTCACATACACATTATACTGGCCCTCTACGTCTCCGTTGACGCAGAGCGCCGGTACCACCGCAGTTCGGAGTTTGCATCGGCGGATATAGTGCTCGGCAAGGGACATTTCGGCTTGCGGAAGCGTGCCATCTTCACTCGTAACTTCGACGTACCGTCCGGCCTGGGGAAAAATCTGGTTGGAGAATCGGGTCTTACGGGCCTTAACGGCGTCGTGGACGATAGGAAGAAAGATTTGAGAGTTCCCACTGTAATACTGCTTGCTCCCCAACTTGCAATTATAAATATCCCAGTAGTCCATCATCGAGTTGGTGCGATCTTCCTGATTCTCCCAACCCCTCTCTATATCCTTATAGAGATCAAGAAGCGCCTCGTGCACATCCTCGTTCTCGGAAAGTTCTTCGTTGCGATCCTCGACTTCCGGCTCAAGCTCGTCGTCCGGATCGTCAGGCGCTTCTGTGCGGGGGTTGGACTTAGCCACGCTTGAGCTCCATGTCCGCGGACCCTGCGCGCTCGGTCGCCAAGATCGTCTTATACCTCCGGCCATCCGCCGCGGTGACGATCCGCTCGGTGTTCGTCTCGTCACTTCTCACTATACTCATGACCGCCACGAAGCTCTCCAGGCCCTCCATCAAGACCCAGTAGGGACCGTCCAAGGGCTCAGCTCTCAGCTTCCCACGCTTGTCCAGCTCGTAGGCGTATCCCCCGGCGAAGGCGTTGAGGGTCCACCGGGCCTGCGCCGCCACGATCAGGGAGGCTTCGTCGCGGCGGCGCTGGCTCAGCAGGTCACGCAGTGTGGTCCGCCCCTGGAGTATGTCACCCCCGAAGCGGGGCTGCAACTGGAGGGCTCGCAGGGCGACGTGTAGACCAACGGTGTCGACACTATCCCGGGCAAGGGCGGGGCATAGCAGACGAACCGATCCCCCGGCATCCAGTCGGGCCACTGCCAGAATATCCGGTAAGGTCTCACCCGGTGCTCCTTCCCTAATCCAATCTGCATGCACCCTCACCTGTCCATCGACCACTTGCAAAAGTATCGCGGTAGTGTATTGAGCCGTGGCATTGACGGCAAGCCACCACGGTTCTCTGGTCCGGCGGATGGAAGGTGAAATATGATCGTTGCCAAAGCCATCGTAAACCGGCTGACCGGGCCTCATGGACTGGGCGTAAGCTAAGGCATTGGGAAAGTCCTTACGGCCGGACGGAAATGACAGGAGCTGGCCACGAGCCTCCGCAGACACGTCGACAAACTCCACCTCACCAGCTTTGAAAAACGGCTGCAATCCTCTGATAAAACTATCCTTTCCTCTAGGAGGCACAAGCCTTCGTAAAGGCAGTAACTGTCTCCTCTGTAAAGCTCGGTGGCGCAGAGGCTGCATGATAAATTCTTCAAGCCCGGTGGCTTCAACCCCGAGCTCGACGGGGGCCCACTTGTCGTCTGTGTCAAGGATGTCTTCCACGATCTGGTCAGGTAGCCACAGCTGCGCGTCGCCGCGCCAGACCACCAGACGGTTAGAGATCCACGAGAAGACGGCCACCCCCGTCATCGCGGACTTCTGACCAACCGTCCGGGCCGGGTCCCAGGCCGCATAGACCGCCTGCCATGTGCGCACGTGGGCGCGAGTGGCCGCCTGCCCCTCGATAAAGAGGCGGGAGCCCGGGTCGTCGGCCTCGCACATGTACTCGCAGTTGAAGTCGTGCAGCAGACCAAGCCGCTGATACTCGGCTCGCTTCGCCGCGATGTCAGGTATAGAGTACTTCTCCGGCCACAGGGCGCGCCAGCACCCGTCGGGCAAGTCGTAACGCTGGACACCATGAAGCGCCGGATCATAGTCCACCTCCCGAGGCGCCGGGTCGGCCTGCCCCATGATCGGGAACCTGAGATGCTTCCACGCCGGGTCCTTGCTGATCCGCACGATCACCGCGTCATTGTCCAGCCTGTTCCCCAGAAAGCGAACGCGTGGCGCGGGCACCTTCGACAAGGCCGGCACAAAAGTGCGGTAGAGCCAGTGCATCATCTTCTCGCGCGCCTCGGGCGTGCGAACCGACTCCTCATCCTCAAGATCATCAACGAGAGCGAAGTCCGGACGATAGTCGAGGTGACGCATGCCGCGCATAGACATGCCTTGCCCGAGAGCCTGAATGCAAACACCGTTGGCGAGAACGATCTTACCCTCTCCCCAGGTCTCGCCTTCCTGTTTGCCAAATAGATACTCGATCGCCGGATTGACTGAGAACTCGTTCTTGATCGCATTCAGCCGCTCCTTCGCCCGCGGGTAGGACGATCCCAGCACCACGCCATTCCTGAACTCGCGGAGCAGGGCCTGTATCACCATGCCTTCTTCAGCCAGGGTGGATTTAGCGGAGTCGCGAAAGCCCTCGATCACGATTTGCGGATGGGAGGAGTGAAAGGCGTCGATGATCGTATTATGAAATGACGGGCTGGCCAGGGAGTGGCGATGCTTGAAGATGACCGCGTGGGCAAGCCTTCGCTTGACACCGAAGTCACGCACGAGAGTCTCACGAGCCCGGTCGTCAATCTCGGTCATAACCACACCTCTACGACATGAGACAGGCACACGGCCGCGCCAGCGATGCTTAAAGCCACGCCGATGGCCGCTATGCCGAAGTTGAAGCGAAGGCACCCGGCCAGCCAGATTATCGCCCCGGCCAGAGCCAGCACCATTCCTATGATCATCCGTAATTTCCCTTTATATTCTGATGATAGTACTGCCCAGCGGACGGGGCCGCGGCCAGCCCCTCGTATATCTCCTGCGGCACGTCTTGGAAATTATAAGACTGGCCACTGGCCATGGAGATTTTGAGCTCCCGGGTGTCGGTGTCGTAGCTGGCGTACTTGAGCCAAGTCGAGTTTAGCGGGCTGGATAGCTCGGCCATGATGATTTCCTTGGTGAGGGGCTGGCAAATAAGGCAGAAGCAGGCGGCGAGTTTCAATATCCACCTCGCGGGCCGTTCTGATCCCAGATATCGCCGAACGGTGTACGCCACACTCCAGCAGCCGCGAGGTATTCCGATCCCTCCGGCAGGTTCCAAGGTGGGGCAGGGACATTGAATGACTGTTCCAACTTGTCACTTAAAGACGCTCCAGGTGTCGTGACGACCCTCGGCGGATTGAATGGTTCTCTGATTGGAGGTTCCTCATCGACCCTTGAGGTGACGTAAAGGGTTATGATGTACCTCGCCATATCAGACGTTTTGCGACCCTGCGAGGCGCTTAAAGCGTCGAGAAGGGCCTTCACGTCACTCGGTAAGTGGACTGCGATCTTCTTCATAGGTTCCTCTCTGCCCCTTTAGGGGTCTTCGCGACACTTGTCAAGTGGCACGGTGCGGGTTCCTGTTTGTCCCTTCCCGACACCTAAAGGGTCGCGCCGGAATTGTCAATCATAGGATTACGGATTTTGCATGCAATTTTTAGGGGAGAGTATAAAAAAACTCGCCCCGCGCAATACCCCCGTTGAATACCCAAGTTTGATTGCGCCAGCACCACACGACAAGCTGCGGGTCTGGCTTTGATTTATTTTTGATTTGTATGATTATTTGTGGACGAAGCGAGAACGGGATTGAGCAATATCGTTGCGCGACCGACCAGAAAGCTCAATGATATCAGCATCTAGAAAACTAATCTTCAGAAAGTTTAGTGGCTGACCATAGCCAAGTGATTGAAATTGATGTATTATTTGATTGGTCTAATAATACTAAATACTAATTTTTAAGAATATATATTCACACGACCTTCTTCTGTATTTAGTGTATAATGGCCAAGGGGAAGGTATCTTTTTGGAGTAGGGGTAAGTGTGTTCTCCGGGCAACACCAAACAGCCTAGTTCACTAGTTATAACAATTTCAATGACTTGCGCAGGATTTATTGCACTGCATCAAAACTTTAGACAGATTTATGTGACAGTATGTCGCACTTTTGATTGTTTGCGTTTTAACTTGACAACTTTAGCCAGTTCGCTACTCTACGCTACATTCACCTTTGCCAACTAAAAGGAGATTTCCACATGCACGTCGTGGTCCTGCAAACGCCCCGTGGCCGGCGTATCCTTATTGGTCCGTTCGAGACAATCGAGCTGGCCAGCCAATGGGCGGCTGATGCTTTGCCCCCTGGCGGGGCGTGGCTAGTCGATCAGCTCGTTGCGCCGGCTGACTACTTGCCCGAACAAAACTGAATTTCGCGACGGGCGCCCGCAAGCCGGGCGTCTATCGCGGCATTCCTGCCGCCCAAGGAGAACCCACATGGCTCAAGCCTACAGCGATCCCACCCGCGAATCCGACCCGCATGCCCTTCCCGATATCGAGGTTTTCTATCTGGCCAAGGAAAATGTCCACAGCGCCGGCGACGAATCTGCCGAGTACTTTTCCGCAGCGCACGAACCCGGCTGGTATTGGTGGTCCTGCTTCCCTGGCTGTCTGCCCGACAGCGATCCGAATGGTCCGTTCGCGACGGAAGCGGA